TGGACTATGAGAAAAAACTCGCTAAATCGGCAAATTACGGTTTTAGATTTAAACCTGATTTTGTCAATAAGACGATAACTTTTGAAATATATGAGGGTTTAGACCATAGTGCCGAACAGAGCGATAGACCTAGAGTTATTTTTTCTGAGGAATTTGCTAACATGACATCAAGTCAATACGATGAAAACAATCAGCTTTATAAGACGGTTTGCTATGTCGGCGGTGAGGGAGAATGGCGAGATAAAGAAATTGTAGTTAGCGGTGATAATACTCTTAGTGGCTTAGAGCGTAGAGAAGTATTCCATGATGGTTCAGATTTAACAAGTAATGGATTGACAATCGAGCAATATAGGAATACATTAAAACAAAGAGGTAACGATATATTAGAGAGTTGTGTTCTTGCAAAATCTTTTACTTGTCAGACTAACCCTAACGGTAATTTTAAATACGGCAAAAATTATGATGTTGGAGATATAGTAACCATAAGGAAGAACGTCTGGGGAGTATCTGAGAATCAACGAATAACAGAGATTACTGAGATATACGAACACGGTTTGCCAATTATTGAGCCAGTGTTCGGAACTACTTTACCTGAGACGATAAATTGGGAGGAATGATAAAATGGCTAATGAGTTTGGACTATTTTGGGATAGTCAAGGTGGTGATAGACTTTATAACGCTGACTCTATGGAAGAATGGCTTAAGCCATTTTTCGTGACTGGTGTATTTAACGGACATTTACAGGTTACGTCTAGTGGCGGAATGAATGTGTCGGTCGCTACCGGTTATTGCAATGTTGAGGGTAAGGTTAGATATTTTGACAATGTTACTAACTTTAAACTTGATGCTGCTAGTGGTACTTATAATCGAGTTGATACAATCGTTATTGAGAGAAATGACGGAGATAGAATGATAAGCCTTAAAGTTGTAAAAGGAGGTTCGGACGGTCAACCGATAGCACCTGTTAGAGAAAGTGGTATATATCAACTTGTTATTGCTCAAATTGCAGTCGGTAGAGGTGTTACAGAAATTACTCAAAGTAATATAACAGATACACGAACAGATAGTATCTTATGCGGATATGTTGTTGCGACTGTTGATGAGATAAATTTTGATGAGATAGTTAGTCAGTTTACAACTTGGTTTAACGAATATAAGGAAGAAATCATTGATGATTTTTCAGATGCAGGAAGAATGGCGCAAGAGATTTTCAATACTTGGTTTCAACATATGAAAGACCAACTTGATTCCGATGCCGCAGGTCATTTGCAGTTAGAGATTGACGCAATAAATGATGAAGTAGGAATGATAGACGGAGAGACTGGACTTGAAGATAGTACAACGATATTTAATGATGATGGCAGTATAACACAGACATATGCCAATAAGGTCAAAACTACTACCTTTAATGCTGATGGCAGCATTACAGAACTTGTTAGACATAGAGTATATAATACTACGATTTTTCGTAAAACAACAGTATTTAATGATGATGGCAGTATAACAGAGAACATAACTAAAGGAGGTAATTCATAATGAGTTGGGCGGAAGTACAGATTTTAAAGAATGAAATAGCTAAAGGTACTAGAGCGTTACCTTTAATATATATTGTTGATACTGATGGTTCTATGGGGGGTAAAACCATTAATATTATTGATGAAAATGAACTTTTCCTTCATACTGTAGTGTTTCCTAGAGATGAGAGAATATTACCAATAACACTTGAGTATTTATGCGAATGGGAGATAAGTTTTCAAACAGAATATGGAGAAGTTTATCGTTATACTATCGACGTCGATAAAGTAGGAGGGGTTATTTTTGAAACACGTAATCCAGTCGGCTCATGGACAACTAGCTCTGATTCAGTATTGATTGATATGATTGCTAGGGCAGATAGAGGTGAGCTTAATATATTTGATTATTGGCATGTAGGAGACGAGCGAGAGGTTACATTGTCTGCAATGGCTGCAACTGGTGTTGGCGAGTCGCATGTTGAACAGACAGTTACTCTCGTGCTTATGCACGCAGGCGGTAAGACTCTTAACACTCCGACCGAAAGTGGTAGGACAGAGTGCTCATTTATAGTTGGTATGAAAGATTGTTTAAAGGAAATGGGATATATAAATAGTAGTGACTCTAATGCTGGAGGTTGGTCATCATGTGCAAGGCGTACTTGGTGTAATACTGTTTTTAAGGGCGCATTGCCTGTAAATCTCGCACCTATCTTTAAGCAGTTCGAGAACAAAACTTCTGCAGGTAATCAGAGTACAGTTATTAACACCGACGTTGATTGGTTCGCTCTTCCTTCGGAGATTGAGATATTCGGTTCAACTCCTAATTCAGCCTCAGGAGAAGGAGCACAGTTCACTTGGTATAAGACTGCCGCTAACCGCATTAAGAAAGTAAACGGTTCGGCTTACGTCTGGTGGGAGCGTTCTCCTTATGCCAGCAACACGACTAACTTTTGCCAGATCACCAGCAACGGTAGTAACAGCTCCTTCCTCGCGAGCAGGACTTATGGGCTTGCGCCGTTCGGAGTAATCTAATAATCTATTTATAAAGGAGGAATTACAAAATGACAAGAGCAGAGATTTTTAAAGAACTAAACTCAATTAAAGACATGCTCTATGATTTTATATCAAGAGTAGATGACCACGGAGTACAACAACACACTCAATCTCAGGCAAATATGGACTTCATGTCATTGATGCTTGATATTGATTTACCAAGTGGAGAAGAGGAGGAATAAGATATGGAGCATACTAAGGCTTATAAACTTGCATTAAAGTATTATCCTACTTTATGGAGCAAAGAGACCTTGCAACAGTTGGTTGATGCTGGTAAATTACGCCAGGATGAGTATGATGAACTGACAGCGGAATAAATTATTTACATTTAACATTGGAGGTGTTACAATGATTTTAATGAACGACAAGGTTTATGATGTCCTTAAGTGGATTGCTCAGATTGCACTTCCAGCTCTTGCAGTTTTCTGGTATGCAATAGCTGATGCATGGGACTTACCATATATTACAGAGATACAAATGACTATTATTGCGGTTGATACTCTTTTAGGTGCTTTACTTGGCTTATCCAGCTTGCAGTATAAGACAGCTAACACTTACGACTTACCTGATAGGGAGGACAATAGCGATGATTAAAATTTCTGCTAATCATTATGCTTATGGCGGAAAAAGAGATAAGAAAACAATTAAATATATTGTTATTCATTACACGGCGGTCAATGGTGATACGGCAGTCAATGAAGGTATGTTCTTTAAGAATGTCAATAATCGATATGCAGGCGCTCATTTCTTCATCGGTCAAGATGGAGTCATAGTTAAGTCAGTAGCGATGAATAGAATTGCTTGGAGCGTTGGTGGTGCTAAATGGGATGATTGCGATAAAACCGGTGGCGGAAAACTTTATGGTAAGGTTACGAATACTAATTCAGTTAGTATTGAATTATGCGACAATCTTAAGAAAGATCCATCAGATGCTCAAATTAAGGCAGTTAAAAAGTGCATTAAATACATTCACAAATACTGTCCTAACGCTAAAACAGTCGTCAGACATTTTGATGTTAATGGTAAACATTGTCCTGCTAGAATGATGACCGATAAAAAGTGGAAGAAGTTTTTGAAAGATATAGGTGAGGGCTAATGGTAGATAATTTTAAAGACGAAGTAATTATTGCTACTTTAGAAAGAACAATAAAAAGACTTTGGATTTTAAATATAATTTTAATTTTATTGTTAGCAGCTTCTAATGCCGCATGGATATATTATGAAAGTCAATTTGAAGATGTAACTACTGAAACAGTTGAACAAGATGTTGATACTGGAGACAACAATGGTGATACTATTGTTAATGGAATAGGTGATATAAATGGCAAGGATAAAACAAAAAGTAACAAGAACTAAAAGCCGCAAAAGAAAAACTGGTGGAAGTTCAGGTTATCGCAAATGCAATATGTGTCATGGCACAGGAAGAATTAAGAATAAAAAATGATTAAGGATAAAATATTACTTGATAAATTAGAACATTACGATAACGAATCAATTGCCAAATTGATTGATAACAATATTAAAGGTCGTCATGCAGAAAGAAATCGAAAAATTCTAAAAAGAAGAATTATTGATGGAATATGTTATGAACCTTTATCTGAAGAATTTGATTTGTCAGTTAGACAAACTCAAAACATAGTTTACAAAGAAATACAGAGACTACTTTCTATATTATAAACTCCTCAATCTATTTTAAAAAAGGATCCTCAGGGATCCTTTTTTATTATGCATAAAACTTGCATATTGACTTCATTCTAAAAATATTTCTAATAAGATAAAATCATTTTGAGGTGATCAAAATGAATCTTTATATTGCAAGACTAATGGCTTGCGAATATTCCATGACTGATGCTTATATGACTTATCATGATTTCTTAAAAAATTTTACTTTAAAAGATTTAGATTTATTTATTAAATCTTTGGAGAAATCATCATGTGGATAGAATATAATCCAAATCCTGTAGGAAGAAGAGTTGGTGATTGTTCTATAAGAGCATTATCAAAAGCATTAGATATTGATTGGGAGCAAGCTTTTATTTTAACTGCTGTCAACGCATATTCAATGGGAGATATGCCAAGTTCTGATTCTGTATGGGGTGCAGTCTTACGTCGACATGGATTTTATCGTACATCAATTCCAAATACTTGTCCCGATTGTTACACAGCTGAAGAATTTTGTAAAGATAATCCTGAAGGAATTTTTGTCTTAGGATTTGGTGGACATGTAGCAACTGTAGTTGATGGTAACTTATATGATTCTTGGAACTCATCTCAATTAGTACCACAATTTTTATGGTTTAAAAAGGAGGAATAAATTATGGCTTATGGTAATATTTTTCCTGCGTCATATCAACCTTTAGGTTATCAGCAACCTCAACAGATGCAGCAAATACAACAACCGCAAATGATGCAGCAACCTCAGCCTCAGTTATCTCAAAACAATCCTATGGTATGGGTTCAAGGAGAAACTGGAGCAAAATCTTATTTGTTAGCACCAAATACAACTTTACCTTTATGGGATTCTGAAAGTCAAACTATATATTTAAAATCTACTGACGCTTCAGGAATGCCGTCAATGAAAATTATTGACTATGTAATAAGAGATACTACAACTACTCAAGTTCCTATTCCTACAGAAAACAATAACAATAATTTTGTCACACATGAAGAATTAAAAGAATTTGAAAAGAAAATAATAGAGGAGGTAAAGTCTCATGAACAATCCGTTGCAGATGATTCAGATGGTAAACCAAATAAAAAATAATCCTATGTCTATTTTAAGTCAATTTGGTATTCCTCAAAATTTATCAAACAATCCTCAAGATATTATTCAGCATTTATTGAACAATGGACAAATAAGTCAAGATCAATATAATAACGCAATCAAACAAGCTCAAAGTATGGGTTTTAAAATTTGATATAAATATGCGCAATTTATATAAATAAAAATTTAAAGGAGGCTTAATTATGGCTTTAACAGATGGAGAAGCTGGAGGAATTCCAGCAACGATGCTAGTCGGTCCTACTAATATGCCATATCCAGTTTATCAGAATGGTAATGGAAATAATGGTTTTGATGGAAACAATGGATGGTGGATTGTATTACTGATTTTAATTTTTGCTATGGGCGGTTGGAACAATAACAGTAATAATGGTGGTTATGGTTTTGGCGGTCAACCTATTATTCTTAATGATGGCAATAACGGTAATGCAATTCAGCGAGGATTTGATCAGGCCGCAGTTATGTCTGGGATCACCGGTGTACAGACTGGCATCAATAATCTTTCTACTCAGCTCTGTGGATGTTGCGCAGATGTGCAGCAGTCCTTGTGTAACGGCTTTGCAGGTGTTAACGCTACTGTTAATGGTGGCTTTGCTAATGCGGAAACGGCTGCTAATGCTAGACAGATGGCTAATATGAATCAGGCATTTGCAGCTCAGACTGCTATGTCTCAGGGATTTAATAATCTTCAGAGTCAGTTTGCAGATTGTTGTTGCGAGAATAGGCTTGCATCAGCAGATCTTAAGTACACAATTGCTACTGAAAATTGTGCTGATAGAGCAGCTCTTTCTGATGGTATTAGAGATATTATTCAGAATCAGACTGCAAGTACTCAGAGAATTTTGGATCAGTTATGTCAGGATAAAATTGACGCAAAGAACGATGAAATTGCTCAGTTGCGTCAGGAAATTCTTTATGCAAGAGGTCAGGCTTCACAGGTTGCTCAGAATTCAACTATCATAAACGGCGTTTATGATCGTCTTAATCAGTGTCCTGTAGGAACTGTTCCTGTATATGGAGAACAGCCTATCTTTACTTGTCCAAATAACAACTCTTGTGGTTGCGGATGCAGCAATTTTTAGGAGGTGTTGACTTATGGCTTGTGAATTTTTAGCTAATGCTGTGCAGGAAGTTTCACTTAATGCGCCAATAATATTTACAGCTTTTATTCCTTGCAATCGTGGTTATGTTTATCATGAAGACGAAACAGGTAATTTTATTTTACGAGGCAAAGTCAATAATCAGTATAATTGTTTTGCTCATTATCAGGTTACTTTCAACGGCAATATTGCTATTCCTGAAGGCGGAACTGTAACTCCAATAGCTGTGGCCATTACTATAAATGGTGAACCTAGGTTAACTAGTAGAGCAATATTTACTCCTGCAGCAGTTGGAGATTATGGTAATGTAACTAGTACTGCAATAATTAAAGTTCCAAAAGGTTGTTGCTTTAATTTATCAGTGGACGCAATTCCTGCATCAGCTGATCCAACGGTAACTCCTGCACCAGTTATTGAAGTACAGAATGCTAATCTTACAATAGCAAGAATTGCTTAATGAAAGGAGGAAGATATTATGCATAAATTAATTGATTATATTTGTGACGAATTAGAAGAACTTGAAAAGAAAGTTGATAAAGAAGGTAAATTGTCAGCTGCAGAAGTTCAGTACATGGATGTTTTAGCTCATACTAAAAAGAATCTACTCAAAGGCGAAGAAATGATGTCAGAAGATTATAGCATGGCAGACGAAAGACCTTATATGATGTATCGTAATTCTTATGCAAGAGGTAGAGGTAAAAATGCTAAACGCGATAGTATGGGTAGATATTCTTCTGAACGCGGTAGATCTAATAGATCATATTATGATGGAATGTCATACGCTGACGATATGAAGGAAATGACTGAATCTATATATGAAATTATGGACGATTTACCTGCAGATGTCAAACAGGAAGCTCAAAAGTTTGTAAAGAAACTTGAGCAGATGATGTAAGGGAGGTGCCTCTTGTGATAACAGAAAAAGATTTACAGGAGGCGATTGCCGAATGTCAAGGAGAACGCAATCCAAATTCTAGAACATGCTTAAAACTAGCTTCTTATTATATAATCAAAGATCATTTATTCAATAAGCAAGAACTTCCAACTCCTAATTATTCTTATTCTAATGGACCTACTACTATAACATATGATGGAGATAGTGAATTCTTGCAAGTACTTAAATCTAAAAATATTGACGATATATTGCCAATATTAGATGAGTTAATGACTACCTTGAATGTGATCAACCCGCGATTATATGAAGGAGTAATGACTAAATTGTTATATTAGAACGGCCTAGATTGCATTCTAAGACAATATAACTGAATAATTGTATATTTAATAAGGCTTCTTATTTATAGAAGCCTTATTTTTAATTAGCATTACTTGTGCAAAATATACAAGACGACTGTTATTCGGTTGTATATTTCTTACAAAATCATTAAAATGTACATTTTTTAGTGTACAAATCAAAAGTAACATGATACTATAACAATGTCAACAAACAAACATGGAGGATAACAAACGAGATTGAAAACAATCATGATTGCAAGTTGATAAGATTTATAAATCCTGGTTGGTATTGTTGAGGAATTGGCGCAATGGTACAAATTAGAGAATAAATCATAACAAATAAAATTACATATAAGTAAAAGGAGGAAATCACAATGGCAAATTTATCGAAAAAAGCAGAACAATTAAGAAAAGCAGCAACAAGAGTAGACAATTTATCTCAGATTTATGAAGAGGTAGAAGACAAAATGAAATGGAACATAATGGTTTATCATGAGCCAGATGATGAGCATGAGGAAATATGGTTTACTGTTCCAGAACCACAAGACGAGTATGATGAATATACTCAGAGACGACTTGATAAATATGAAGTATATCAAGAAGTTTTAGCAGCAATCGAAAAATTAGCAACCAAATAGAAGGAGATTATTATGATGAGAAATAACAACACAAGTGTAAAGGTACTTAAGAAATATGAAAACAAGATGACAGGAATCAGAGTTGAACTTAATCAGAAAATGACAATGAATGGCAAGATTATTCATGCTGTAGTCATTACTGATATGGACACAGGAAAACATAAGAGAATTTATACTCACAATACTATTGGATATGCTTTCAAGAGATATAAAGCAGCAATAGCATGAAGTTAATAAAATTGCAAGGAGCACTTACTGCTCCTTGCGGATACAAATGATACTCAAACGGTAAATCCCGTTTTAATAAAAATTATAAACATTATTTAATTAAGGAGGACAAAATTATGACAAGAGAAGAAAAATTATGGACAATGAGAATGGTGGATCTTAAAAATTTAGCAGATAAGCTTGGAATCAAAATCAATACCAAGGCTGCGAAAGAAAAGGCAATCGCTAAAATTTTGGAGGCTGAAGGAAAAACTGAAGAGCAAAAAGTTGAAGAGCCAAAGATCGAGGAATCTAAGGTTGAGGAAGTCAAAAAGGTTGAGGAACCTAAGATTGAGGAACCTAAGATTGAAGAGCCAAAAGCTGAAGGCAATAATTTAATTCCTAAAAAAGGAGCTATGATTGAGTACAATGGTAAGTCTCAGAATTTAAGACATTGGGCTCGTGAGATTGGAGTATCTACAAGTACACTCTACAGAAGAATTTATAAAGCAAATTGGCCACTTGAAAAAGCATTGCAGAAAGGAAATGATAAATAATGAAATATGATTTAGTTGGAATTGATGGAAATGCATATAGCATTATGGGTTATACCGCAAGAGCATTAAAAAATGAAGGCTTACGAGATAAGGTAGACGAAATGTATTCGAAAGCTATGTCTGGAGATTATCATCATTTGATTGCTGTTTGTATGGAATATATAGATATGGCTAATGGTGCAAGTACACTTTAAGTTGTATAAATAATTCCACTTTGTACAATTAAAAATGTATAAAGTGGAATTGAACCTGACTTGGCCTAAAACCTGATAAACATTGCTTTATTTTTAAAAAATTCAGGATGATTAGTTATTTTTATATTATTATATATAATAGGTTTATCGTTATTAAATTACTACTACTCTCTATAAATATATATAATAGAATAGATAATCCTGACTTGGAATTTTTATTTACAAATAAAAATTTTTAGCGTACAATAAAATTACTTTTTTAAAGGAGGATGAGATAACATGTTAACTAAAAGCGAAACTTATAGAGAAGCGCAAGTAGCAAGACGCGGATGGATTTATGAATTTATTGAAAAAGATGGAAGCCATAAAAACGACGTGCTCGTTGTATCAAGTGATGGAAGAGCTTATGATAAAATAGTTTCTATTATTATGATTGGAGATAATCCAGCAGGATATGATGTTGTTCCTGTAAAATATCAAGGTAAAACTAGATACGTACATCGCGAATTAGTTACTTATTGTGCAAGAGCTAGACTTGGTAAAAATATTTGTAAACTATCAGATGAAGTAATGAACGATATTGATTTAGGACTTACGAGAGGTTTAGGTTTAACTGAATATGTTTAAGGAGTAAAAATATGGAATTATATAAACATCAACAAGATGCTCTAAATAAAACATTTGACAAAAACAAAGTTGCTTACTATCATGATATGGGATTAGGTAAAACCTTTACGGGATCAGAAAAAATGCATGATTTAGGTAAAAGAATAAATTTAGTAGTATGTCAAAAATCTAAAATTAAAGACTGGGTAAATCACTTAAATAGTTATTATCCAGATTATAGAGCTTTTGATCTATCATTAAATAATGCAATACCTGCTTTTTTA